AGTTCTTGATCAAGTTGGCTCAGTTTATTTAGTGCTTGTAGTCTCTGATAGTTCAAACCCGCCACAAATCCACATTGGAAATAATAAAAATCATTAGGAGTTCCTTCATGATCTCCCTCTATCCATATTTCTTGTGCTAATTCTTTGGCTCGGTCATAACCAGATTGAATACTTTCTTTTTGTTTTTGTTGCCAAGTTTTTTTCATTTTTTCTCCAGTTCATTTACTCTGTCTTGCAATCCTTGAACAACCATAATATTCATTCCTAATCTGTTGCTTAATTCAGCAATTCTTTGAAAACAAAAAAGTATTAGCAAGAATACGATAATATCAAAAATTAGTTTCATTTTGGTCCCACATCATTAGTTTTAAAATTCGGATTAACCAAATAGTAAAATAATTCATAAAGTTCGTAAAGTAAAACAAAAGATAAAAATACTATTTGTAGTATCAAAAAACCAAAAAAACAACAAAATAAAAATTGAAACATGGCAGGTGAGGTATCATTACTAATACTCTGAAAATAACACTGATATCCAAGGTCAATGTTCCAGACCTAAGCTTTATTTTCTCATATTAGTCAAATCCCATTCTCCTTTTCCTTGTCTTACCATGATTTTTTGTATTGAAAACGCCCCCATTATTGTTGATTAATACTCTTTGTGAGGAATCTCAACTATACGAGTATTAGAGCAACAGGACGTTACCTCCCGGTGATCAAGTCGGTGGCGAGTGTTGTTTCACTTCTTCTCCAGTATTATAGTCAATCATGGGTTTATTACAACCCTCCAGCATATTCTGAATCTCAGTTTTCAACTCATCAACAGTTTCAGACATAAATACAGGCATAGAGCGAATATAAGCAATATCCCCATTCTCACCAACAAATACTTTTTTAATCCCAAAAACTATTTTAGGATCATAGCGAAGATGTTTATGTGTTTGTATTTCTTTGCTAATTCGGTATTCCCAGCCCATTATTTTGTCCTTTTAGGAGACTTTTTAGATTTCATAGTAGATTTATTTTGTTCATTTATTTCTGGAAGATTCAACTCATCGAACTGTGCTGATTTAATAGCATCTAGCATCTTGTTCAGATTTTGTAGTCTTGTGACCAATTCCTCACCAACATTAATTTGTTCATTAGAACTCATATCATTTTTTCTCCAGTTCATTTCTTACTCTGGAATTGGACTATGGGCAACTTACTAGATTGTATCAGTTGGTCAAGGGTTTGTAAAGAGGTTGTACGCAAAGTTCTTAGATAATCGTCAAACTTGTTCCAATCTTTTTTGTCTATCATTAACCAATATTCTCTTTCAGAATAACCCATAGAATCTTCATTGTGGCACTCTACTCGACCAGCCGCCCAATTATCACCATTTTCTTCTAACCATTTAGAGTTCATGATTAGTTCTTCTACCAAGTAGTAATTCCACATAGTTATTTATTCTTTTCAAAACATTGGTCACACAAAACCACAGACCATCCACCTTTTCTTATACTACCACTATTACCACACTGCTCACAAATTGTACTAGAACAATCTTCAATTGCACTAACAGCCCCACGAATATATTCATCTCCACCAGAATAATAAACCCTTAAAACCCCAAACTTCTGCTTAATCTGATCAAACTTAACATCGGGATAATCTGGTTCAGTCTTTAACTTTTCTGGATCATTTTTAATCAGATATCTGAAACGATCAATCTTCTGTTGTTTATGTTGATTAATTCTCCAACACAAAGAATTTAGCAGATTGTACCAACCATCGCCAACCTCGCACCCATATATCATGGGGCTGGATTTATTATCTTTGTTACTAAAAAGATTTGGATACTTTTCGTATAGTTTATTCTGTAGTTCTTGATTCATTATTGAAATCCTAATTCTTGATCAAGTTCACTCAATTTTTCTAGAGCTTTTAGTCTTTGATAATTCAAACCCGCCGCAAATCCACAGTTAAAATAATAGCGACCATTAGCATCTTCAGTTTCATTATCATCAAACCAAATTTCTTTAGCTAGTTGTTTGGCTCTATCAAATTGAGTTTGGATTTCTTCGTTCATTATTTATACTCTTAAAAGGTTTCTGTGTATAAGTAGCCCGAGTGGGATTCGAACCCACACTGTATCGATTTTAAGTCGATTGTCTGCTGCCAGTTGGACTATCGGGCCATATCTCAATCATACTCTATCTATCGTCAACCGTCAAGCGGTTCTTTAGTTTTTCAGACTAAGTTTTTGAAATACTTGTAATAAATTATATAGCATATGATTATACCAACAATAGATATAACTATACGTGTACAATCATCATGAATATATGTTGGACAGATTGGTTTTCTAACAATAGATTGAATTTGTGCAACATATATCATATTTTAATACCAAAACTTATCTCTATCTAGATGTTTATGTTTTAAGTTTTCTTGATATTTTATTTGATGATCTATATATTTATTACTATTTATATGATTAAATAAATCTCTAGCAAGTTTGCTTACGCTTAATGACACTCCATTTATATTAGGATTTTCTAAGTTGGCCCAGTAATAAGATGCTCCATTTATAGAATCATCCTCTTCTTTTCTAACAGAAAATCCTTGTTCTTTTGCCCATTTTCTAACATCAGTAAATTTCATGATTACCTAAAAATAGAGTCTGGATTAATTAGTAATACAAGTTTTTCATTTTTATTGCTGTCTGAAAGTACCCACGTATCGCAATTATACTCATCTCCACTTTCAGCATCATGTATAAGCACTGGAACATTCCAATTGAAGTTACCAATGTTATCTAATCCATTAGCTTGTGCATGAAGATAATTGTATAAATCAAGCCATGTCATTTGAGTCATTTTTATTTGCTTGCTCATTTAAGTATTTCTCCCATGCGTCAAAATCTTTTTGTATTTTTTCTGACATAATCTTTCTGTAAGTCTCGCAATACCTAAGAGGATCAGCGAGTCCGCTATCTATTCTATTCTTATTTGTGATATAATAACCATCATCATCCTTTAACAGAACACAAAATTCTGCTACCGATACTTTCTTAAGGATTTCTGTATCAGTAACGATCATATCACTGGTGCTTCCATAAGGAGTCTTAGTTGTTATAACTCTACCTGTACTATGCTTTGGTGCCTTATAAAATTTCTTAGCCATTATCTTGCTCTCCTATTAGCTCTATCAAGTTTACGAATAGTTTCTTTTGCGTTTGCTGGAACCATAACTAAGCTAGGTGCGGTTTTATGATTCCAATCCATAAATCCAATAGCTTTCTTCTCTATGGAACATATTTTGCAAACAACAGTTCTTCCTGTTTCAATCAAAAAATTATATCTATCAATGTCAATATCATTTCTACAATGCGTACACTTCATAAGTCCTCCTTTTCGTGCATTATACACGCTAAAGAGCCTGTGTCAAGTGGAAAAGAACCCCCAAAAGTATGAACTTAAGGGGGAACTTTCCACTTAATAATCAACGAGTAACACTACGAACACGATCAACCGTTCGACGGCCAAAAGTACGTGTAGCCTCAACGGTGCGTCGTGTCACCTGTACGGGTACGCTGATTAGTTCACGGGCAACCGTAACGGTACGGCTGCGTAGATTGCAAGTACCATTTACACATTCGCCAGCACTGCAAACTGAACCAAAAAGCATAACAATAATCATAGCAATGTATCTCATATTACCTCCAAAGTAAAAATTAAATCATCCGTGACAACTTTGATTACTCTTCTGAATAATCATCATACTCATAATCATTATTGACTAATTCATAATCATCTTTATGATTAGTCTCATAATTGTTTATGAGAATTTCATCTATATATTCAACATTAAAACAGTCTATTAATAATGAGAATAGACCAATAACTGTAATAATTGATATAATAGAAACTATTATTGACGCCACCATATTATTCACAATTTTCCATCTTTTTTATTGTTTCATTTATCCAATTTACAAATATTGATACTCTAGTATGTCCAGACTCATCATCAATGTTGGAATCTAAATTTTTGTCATCGCTAAATATACAAGAGTTAATGCCAGCTAACTTTTGATCTATAAATAATCCACCACCACTATCACCGTGGCATATTAAAAATTCAAGATCTGTTTGTTTATCTCTTAGCGAACATACTAAAATATGATTCTCAATTCTATTTATTGTATTTGTTCCAGCCCTTTTTATTCCATCACTTTTTCTAGTTTGTGATATCTGATACGGTCCAGTTAAACCAAATCCAGATATACTACATATTTTATTCTCTTCGTCGCTCTTATCGTACAATTGTGGATAGAAATTAATTTCTATAGGTTTGGATAGCTTACAAATAGCTATATCATTAAATGCAAATTTATCATCATCATAATCTGGTTGAGAAGTTATACATGATATTTGTATTTTCTCTCCTTTAAATTTAATAGAACAATTTTTGGCCTTTTGTACGATATGTGCTGCTGTTAATACCCATGTTGGTTTTATTATTACTGCTGAAGCTCTAAACTTTGTTTTAGGGTCATATTCTCCACATATTTCTACAACACATTCATGTTGTTTTCCATATGTAGTATAAGAAGTATCACTTTTGTTAATATCTATTGTTCCAGCGGATAATGTTCCACAGCTAAGTAAAATGCATATTATTATATTTTTAAGCATAATAAGTTCCTTTGATAAGGTAGTTACACCATATCAAATTACACTTATTAAGCTTATTTACAATTAAATGTATATTCTAGAGAATTCACCTTGAATATCACTAATAAATTCTGGTTTACCGTCATAATCTGGGCCGGTTATATATTCCTTTGGAACATCCTTATAAACTCCCTTAAGTTTTGCGTCTTGCCAATCAAGACATCCATGACGGCTCCAGTATAAATACTTGAATCCTTCATAGCTTTTAGTTTCATTTAACAGTTTTTCCATAATTATGCAAAGTTTTTGCTTAGTATGTTGTGGAATCCTAGATTGAAGCATATCATTTACGCTCAACTTAAGATGAGTTAGAAAATCAATCGATACCTGTTTCCTGAGCTTTGCCATCTTTAACCTCTGTATTTATAGATATGTATGGAATCCAGCCATCGTTTCCATGTAATTCTGTTACATCTGCAAAAAATTCATCACCAGTTTCAAAATCGTAAAGTTTAACGGGCTGATCTAAAAAATATTCTTCTTGAGCTTCTATATACTTTTTAAGTTCATTCCAAGTCATGTGTTCTCCTTATATTGTAGTTCATCGGCAAGATTGTGTCAAGTCATTTAGTTTTTTTCTTGAACACCATGCAATTTTTTTTGCTATCCCAGTAGCAATCTAATAAATCTTGACTTGCCAATTTTGCAAGATTTACGCCTAACAACCATCCGCTCATATCAAGACATATTTTTTCAAGTATTTTTGTATTTATTAAAAATTCACCATTCTCATCTAGTTTAGCATTTTCTTTCACTATACTCACAGCATTTTTGACCGTCATAAATTCTTTAAGATCTTCTATAGTAAGACCACAATCTTCTGCTACTGTTTTAGCTAGATGTCTTGCTAGCTTTTTTATGTTTTTAATTCTATGCAACGGATCTTTCATGATATTTCTTTCTATATTGTAGTATAGCTTTGTCTTTAGCTTTTAGTTCAAAATCTATATCAAAATCTAATCCATATGTGTTGAATGAATTTTGTGCATAATCAGCGTGCGCTCTTGGGTTATTACCGGGACGACTCTCGCTATAGTGGAATAATGGTTTATAACCATCCCACGATCTGTAGCAAGCCATTATAGCTCGTTCTTCGTCTATTCCATTTGGATGACAGGCATGATGTAAATAATCAAAAGTAATTGGTATAGCAGTAATGTCGTGGAATTGATGGATTAACTCTATAACGCTCCATCCTCCAGTTTTGTCATCATTTTCTACAACAATTCTTTTCTGACAATTATCATCCAAGCGATCAAAATTTGTCATAAATCTATTACGCACTTCATCGTATGTGCCAGATTTATTATGAATATGAATATTCATTGGTGATCGGTAGTCTGCTGGGCAACCGATGCGATCCATGAATGAAGAATAAAAATTAAGTTCTGTAATAGTTTTTTCTACAGCCTTCTCATTGTTAGAGGCTAGAACATTAAATTCGCTAGGATGACAAGACACGCGAATATTAGTGTCAGATATAGTTTGTGCTATATCATCAAAACTGTCTTGAATATCGTCGTGATTTGGCAAGTCCACAAGATCAATATTTGCTTCATCATATGTGATAAGAGGAAAAAGGTCGCTACTTATTCTATAAACAAAATCGTTCTTTGCACAATGTTTTATTATTTCATTTGTGGTGAGCGTATTATTTAATATACGATCACCAAGTATTTGTAGAGCCTCTTGTCTTGGTAGACTAGAGAATCTCTTATATGTCATTGTTTGGAACTTGATTGGATCATCAAGTTCTTGTAATTCTAAAGATATACAACATAGACCGTATTTCATGCGATGCCTCATAGAGTGTTGGGACACACTATTATACATCGGCCAGACGCATTGTCAAGCTTGAGGTCGATTTTTTGTCCAGCTAAAAAGACTATTTAGCCAAGCTTTTCTTTTTGAGCATCCACATTCCTTTAGATTAAACCATTCTTTAAATCTTTCTTCTGTAATTCCAACCTTGGTTAAAACTGATTCTACTAAATCGCCCAAGCCTTGAACGTCTTGAGACATCATGTGGCTAGTATTAGATATACCTAAAGATTCTAGCTCTGATATTACCTTATCAATTTCTGGCCTAACATCATTTTCCATTTTTATTCTCCATTTTTTTTGGATATATAATATTACTTATACATACCATAGCTCTATCGAATTCCTTCATAGTTAATCCTTTTGAATTTACCCTATCGAACAAATAACTAAACTCTCCAAAAACGCCCACACAATTATCTGTATAACTGGATATTAATACTTCTTCTAATTCTTGTGGTTCTTTAATTGGAATTATATATGTTATTTTACCATCTTGGTCTATATCTGTTAATACGGGTTCACCAATTACTATATATTCACCTTTAGGAACAAAGTCCCTTGTAGGATAATCTGATACTCTAATTTTTACTTCATAAGTGTGTGATGCCCAGTAATCGTAATCTACTCCAAAATATGTACAGATCTTATCTTTTCCTAAAAAGTTTGTTAATTTTGGTAATATAAAGTATTTTGAATTAGTATCAACATTGCATACCAATTTCATCTTTGTGTCTGCGAGTATGCTTCTAATATCTTTATTTAATACGTTTGTGTCTGACATCTTACTGTTTATATATAATACTGGAAAGATAGGGATTGCCACAAGCATTAAGTATGCATAAATTCTTTGTCTAATACTTGGCATTTTTTCTCCATTTTTCTAGGTTTTGTGGTTTTTATTCCCAAATATATCTTTTCCTCCTTTTTTCTTGTGGGCTTTTAACCCATATAGTCAATGGTAAATACACCCTTTTCTATATCTAAACGGTATGTTACTGGAGAGATATTAACATATAACGTAGGTGCATAAAACACTATAAAATCATATATATACTATACTGTATACAATACATATATATAAGAGGAGTATAGATAGGATAAGGATAGGGATATGGGGAGTTATATAATGGAGATATAATGTGGCTATTTCACATTAATAAAATATCCCTATTATCCATCTTTTTTAGGATGCGTATACTTGTATAGGGAGTATAGGTAGAGTATGTTTACTCTAGACGTTCTAGGGCATACTCTATGAGGGTTATGTATTGGTCTATTTGAGTGGGAGTATACTCTTTACCAAGGCAGGCCAGTTCGTTTCTATATATAAGCCTCTGCTTCTCATTCATTGTAGTAATCTCATAGATTTCAGCTAGGAATTTATCATCATCTGATCTATCTATGATCTCTAGTAGCACCTTGTATGCCTTAACGTCGTTATACTTCTCTCCATATATAGAACTCATATGATCAAAGAATTCTTTCTTGGTTACTTTTGACATATTAAATCTCCCGCATTTAGAGTGTTTTCTAAAAACAAAGTAGGATGGTTTTTAAATATTACGGGGAATTTGGATCATTTTCACGAACTGGTATATTTAGCTTTGCGATCTTATGGGGCGCTCTATAGTAGTTATTTATAGTAGATGATTCAGTTTCTTTATCCATATAAATATACCCGAAACCACCATTCTTGTTACTGTAAACTATAAGCCCGTGATCATCTATGTTATGTATAGTATATATACCGGGGCGACTCATATATATCTTTTCTCCCATCTCATTAACATAGTAATTACCGCCACCTTTGAATACCTTAATCTTATCGCCCTTAACGAGTTCCTTCCAATTGATCTTAAGATATTTCTTACTACGCTTCTTCTTCTTAAACTTACTCTTAGGGCCGTCTGACTTTACAAACTCAAACTGGCAATGTTTACAAACATGCGCCCTAGCCCCATTAACATTATTGCAATTCTTACACAGCTTTTGTCCGCGTTTCAATTTAGTAGCTTCCATAATATCTCCATTAGTCACTGACTGTAGCATAAGTAGCGATCTCTATAGTTAGAGTAGTACTAGTATACATCGACGCTGGTGCTTTGTCAACTTTAAAAAAAGTATCGTTCGTATATATTACATTAAGGGCTATATCTCACTGACTGTGGCATTAGTGGCGATCTTTATATCTTGGGAGATACAAACGTCATATTACCATTCGCATTATTAAAATGAATAAAGTAACTCTTGCTAATATACTTGCCCTCTATATCTTCAACGTAACGCTTACTATATATATTAACGCGCCACCTATCATCAAACACATTAATACTTCTGCAATAAAGGAAATCATTAGGCTTATCTACCTGATTAAAGATAACATCACAGGGCGTGAGATTATAATCTGAAACCTTCTTTGCTTTTAGTCCATCGGTATTTTTCATAATGTCTCCTTATAGGCTATTGTTCACTGACTGTGGCATAACGGGCGAACCTGTTAGGTTAGGTAATACACGCCCATGCCTTTTCGATAATTTATCTATTTACCCTACTCTATCCACCTTCTCCATTGTACCATATCGACACTCTATACGCAACTACTTGAGGAATAAGGACTTACGTTCACTTGATGTAACATATTGGAAATAAAAGACTTATGGAAATTGCGGCCCGCCCCGCCAGCCGTAAACCCTTATGGGCAACGGACTTACGGCGAGAGCCAGCTTCCCAAGATTGTTGGAAGGTAGGACCGGCGGGAAAATTTATTGATAACCGCCCGCCGATCCATCCCTCCCACTATTAAGCCGTCAGAGCGAAAACCTTCTCGTAGTCCTTATCGGTAAAGGTATCCGCACGACGCAGGATGGTAGACCAGCGATCAGCACCAATCGTCAGCATACTACCAGCGACCTCGTCGAACTTCACCCAAGTCTTATTATCAAACTTTTGTCCCGCACGGGTCAGTCCGTTGATAATTCCGAACAGGTTACGATGGGTAGACTCATATTCACCATACTGCGAAAGAAACTCAGAGGCTTCCTTCTTAGTCAACTTATAATCCGACGAGAAGGACGCGATGATACCCTTCACGCTAGCCTTGCCAGTTTCCATAGCACGGGTAGCGAGGAACTGCTTGATACCGGGAGCAAGCAAGGGAATCTGCTGCTGGATATTCAGAGCGATTTCGCTCTTGAGAGTATCCAGAACAATATTACCACGGTGAACGCGACGAATCTTCTCACCAGCAGTTTGACCCCAGATGCAACCGTTCATGCAGATGGCACGAAACAGGCTAGGCGTCTGCGAAATGCGGCGAGTGCCGATCTCACAGTTACCCACACTAATCATACCACCGTAATCACTATCATCGGAACCATAATCCATGATAGTATCCGGGATAAGGATATTACCATAGATAGTATCCTCATCGCCACGCCAGTGGCTGAAACGTCCACCGGGAACAAACTCTGCGAGAGTCTCAAGATACCAGCGGTTATCGACAGGGGCATACTGCTCAGTGACAAACGCACGGCACGTTCCATCCGTATAGGTACGGAGTCGGAACTTCTTGTCGGATTCAATACGTCGCAACGCATTGTTGCCAACAATCGCCATCGTGTTAGCATCGTGAGAATCGAACTCTTCGATATTACGCATCTCACGCAGGAACGAAGAAGAAGTCACGCCAGTGCGAACGCTAAACTGTTCGATAGCATGATCCGTAGGACGAAACTTCCGACCATCAGCCAGCTTGAAATAGAAATCACTATTCTCTCCAACGCAGGAAATATTCTTAGTCTCGACCAGAATATCCTCGCGGTTCTCCACCGCAACGTGAGCATCCTGCATGACCTGTTCGTAGGTCTTAGTCTTAGCCCACCAATCCTTATGAACATGCGTACCCTTCTCAAAACCCGTGCCGGTATTACCTTGGAGGGTACGAACAAAAGAACCTTGGGAAACGTCGGACTGAATCGTCAACTTATTGTAATCGCTCATCTAAAAACTCCTAGTTAGTGGGAACTCTCAATAAACCTAGTATATCACTCGTCGCTGCTAATGTCAAGAGGCGGAAACATTCTGTCGAAACAATCGCTGCACGTTCCAGATATGAGCAATTCACGCTCACCATTGGTAAGGTACGGCAAAAGGTCTTGAATAAAACCCTCTTTATATTTCCACTTGAGATAATCTCTGATCTTCACGAACAAAACGTGCTTGCCCGAACAATGAACGCACTCAGCGTCCAGAATCGTATCAAACTCTTTTGTGTTTACCGCGACCATCACTCTCTCCTTTTCAATCATCATACCATGTATATCGGTATTGTCAAGGGGATAGCATTAGAAATTTCTTTTTGCTCTAAGTCGTTGGTAGATAAGGACTTAGGATTCGCGGGGCGGGCCGCGTCGGCCCTAAACCCTTGTGAGCAAAGGACTTGCGGCGACTGCTATTTATTCAGTTCAGATTTCAACTTTTTTTCTATACCAGATATAGTTTTCTGGACTGCTACACTTACTGCATAATCTTTCTTATATGCTGTTATAGCATCTAGGATCTTCCACATTTCATTAGCTGTTAGTTCAATCATCTACTGCCCTTACTTCAAGAATGTTCTCTGATCCGAAATCGCCAAAGAACTCTGGATCTTCATATAACTTCTTGTTCAAGAACTCTGCAATACTTTCCTTAGATTTAATATCACACTGCTCTGAACTAATGCACAAGTCAATCTTAACTGTAACAATCTGTAGTGGAAATGTTATACCCATAATATGTTACTTATTCTTATAATGTTTGTATGGTCTGCCGTGAATGTTTGGGGGAATATTGGTTACTTTATATGAAGTTATTATACCAATTTATTCCTGTTTATATAGCAAGCTCCATATGAATATCATAATCATAAGTTCTATCAATTTATCTCCCTATGTGAATGATGAAAAATCTAGTCTACCATACAGAGCCTCCTGTGTCAAATGGAAATAACTGTATGATTTGTGGACAGTCTGGAGACAACTGGAACGGAAAACCTATTACTCTAATTGTAGATCATATTGATGGTAAATCTAATAATAATAAGCTAGATAATCTTAGGATTGTATGTCCAAATTGCGACTGTCAATTACCAACATACAAAGCTAAGAATAAGGGCAATAGCACACGATCCTATTTTATTGTCCAAAAATAATACTCCCGCTTGGAATCGAACCAAGTCCCCTTTCGGACGACCTTATAAGAGTCGTTGCCGGGAACCACCGGCACGGGAGCGATAACGGGTGGTACACACTATTATAGCATGTACCACCCGCATCGTCAAGGGAGATCAACGGTAGCAGTGCGTTTCCAGCATCTTATCGCACAGCAGCGTTCGCACCGTGTTATCCATCGCACGGACCACGGCATACTTGCCGTTAGGACCGTTACCAACGCGCAGGATACGTCCAGTGTGGAACTTAAGCACGTTCTTAGTTCCATGCAGAGGATACTTGCAACGGATATGGCGATCCTTACGCAGACTTGCAAAATTATTCATATTCAAATTCTCCCTTAGATAGAAAACATCTTCTCAACATCAGCAAGGGTATACACAACCCTCTTACCATTAGAAACAAACGTCACACCATCAGCCGCGATACTAACAATCTTACCATACTTAGTATCGTCATTCAACCCAAGAATCTTCATTTTTCTTTCCTTACAAGATCGCCAGAATGGATACTGGGTTACTACCGCTTCACCCAGTATCGACATTCTAGCATATAACCTTTAGAAAATCAACCCTGTGCCGTCTCGGCAACGACATCAGCCTTGGGAGCCTTCTTCTTCTTGGGCTGGGCAAGACTCACGCCAATCTTACGCTTAGTCCAAACCTTCAGACCCTGATCGGTAAACTCCGTAGTATCAACATGATCGACACAATTGTACGTCCCGTGAGACTGTACGGCCTTACGAATCGTACCAACAATCTCCTCGACATCAGCATCAACACCGACAACATCAACCGTAAACGCAAACTTCTTCATATAGAACCTCGTTTGTTAGTGGAATCATCAACCGTTACTCCAATCATTCTATCATACTATATCGACTTGTCAAGAGGATTTCTTGAGAAAAAATTTGGTGTGACATAAGTCGTTGCTACATAAGGACTTACGATGAGTCCGGCCCGCCCGGCTTTCCCTAAGTCCTTATCCTGTCATGAGTTACCAATAAACCACCAATGACACTGCTGGCAAAACTTCCAGATAACCCCATTATTATCATATCTCCATACCAGAGTATCACACTCCCCACACGGGCAAATATCGCTAAGTATTTTTAGACCTTTGTCCATTATGACGGATAATCCTTTGGGTAATGTTCTTTTGGTGGTGGTGGTTTTGGTTGTCCCTCATCTGGCATCCACCACGGAGCATCCATATAGTCTACATTGCCGGGAGCTTCTCCACAGTCAATATTATGGATACAAAAAGCATCCTCATAATTTATCCTATATGTTCCACGCCACACACCAATAGGCTCACCATAATAGATAATCTTTTGACCATTAATAGGGCGACGATGACCAAAAAAACTAAGCCATTCCATTACTTTCCCCTCCCAACAATCACACACTTTTCTCCCTTGTCACCCTCAGCAAACCTAACACACTCATGCGGCCCATAATACCAAGTATCTTTATTGTTGAAATTGAATACAATATCATCCGTGCTAAGATTAATATCGTTAAACCCATCCTCATACCCAAGAGTCAATACCCTCATATCGGATGGATAACCCTTCAACTGCTCAATCAGTTCGGAAACGGTCATTGTTCGATCCTGCTGCTTTAATTAGTTTGTTCCACAAATCATACACGGCTTCTTGGTCACAGTCAACAGCCCTAAAAGGCACATGTTCGATCTCGTCAATAAACTCTCTAACCAAACTTTTAAGTTCTACGAGTTCGTCCCGCACTTGAATAAATGTTTTAGCGGCAATAATATTGTCCTTAGTCATCATCATCTCCTTTTCCACCATTAATAAAACAACACTTAGTCTGGCTTTTGGGAACGGTTACTGGTTGTATTAGGGCGTGGCAGAGGAATCGCACCTCCATAGATTGGTATTCTATCCAACGTATAACCCCGTTGTCAAGTGTATATCCATCGGTGGCATAGCCTTCCGAATAAAGGAATTACTACACTTTTTCGAATAGGTTATCCCAATCTAGTCGCTAGACCCACGCATGATTGTATTGTTAGGACCGATTGTGGTGGACGTTTCCTAGGACATCCATCACCGCTGTTACCGGCTACTCGGCCCGACATAACCAACAAGCATTTGCTTGTTCTTCAATCATTATACACTCTATTATCGGTTTGTCAAGCAATATCTCTTTCTTCAACAGCAGTATTATGTCCACAATCCATGCACAAGCAATTGTCGTATGGGCCACCAACTACATTACCATCTTGGTCTACCCAAGCATCATATCCAATCTTATCACTGCCGCATTCTTCACATATCATACTCATCTCGCCAACTCCTCTCAATATCGCGGCGTGTTCGCAAACGCTTGGGGCGATTGTCCATAACGGTATCCCGATGTTCCTTGTGACCCTGCCGCATTTCCCACGGCATAACCTTCTTGACCTTGATGATATTGCGTCGTGGTCGCTGCATATCGTCGTTGTTGTGGAGCGTAATCATGCCATATTCCATTTTCGTGTAGATAGAAAACCTTATCAATATTAGGATCGTAAGCCATCAGACAGTATTGTATAGGATAAACGGGCTTTGTCAAGACCTCTTTCTGGGGCATTTTTGGAAATTTAATGTCACCCTTTTGATAGTCCTTTATCCCGTTATACGCCAACCCAACCACAGCAATCAAGATACCTACCCACTGAATCACAATCTCTCTCCTATTTCTACGTCTAACGTCCATACATACATTATCGACACTTCTCCCTATAGACCTTTAGACTTTTTTCGGATTGTTTCTAAGTCTATGTTGGATAAGGACTTACGTCAAATGCTCCCGGCCCCGCTAGCCATAAGTCTAATGGCAGCAAGGGTTTACGTCATTATTCCATCTCCCATTTAGCTAATTTAATTACTTTCTTAGTGGTTATTACTGTAGTTTCTTTGTCTGCATTGGTATAGTCTCTAAATCCACGTTCATCTATGTAGAAATGTTCATCTAATACATCAAACTTATTAGTTTCACCTAATGCTGTCGCCGCCGCCTCTTCTCTATTCTTATCGGTACTGTAGATTAGTTCTAGACTGCCACACTTTATGTAGTATTTAGACATTTTCTTCCCTTATATGTTTATATATCCAACGGGGTTGTCATCAACATCTGAATCATACACACTCTCTTGACCGCAGTCAATACACACTAAGACTTTCTTTCCATTACGCTTGACATATCCAACGTTACCAATATGAGCGTCCATAAACTCTAGACCAAGATCAGCTATCTTTCTACAAAGTTTATATATCTGCTTATATTTAGCATCAGATATATCTTCACAGTCACCGCAGTCGCAATCGTTGCCACCACAACCGATCATCTCTGCAATCTCTGTAATATATCCCCAGCCCGACAATTCCATATCGTGACGATATCGAATCTTTCCAATCTCACTCAATACCCTTGGGGCAAGATTATGATAGGCCAGTTTACTCTGCACATAGTGTGCATACTGTGCATCTTCCTCAGTCTCAAAATCCTTGAAACCACGCTGTTCATCTATAATATAAAACTGTGAACGGCTTCCACAGTTATCATACTTACCAACACAAACGCCCATATATATAATCCTTAGTGAGAGGGAAACAAAACGTTAGCCAAACCGCGAACGCAGAGATCACATGTTACACTACCCTTAGTCGGTGTGCAAGTGACAACGCCACGACCACGCCTGATTTCTGGACAGGTTACAAACTTCGTGCCATTGAGAATCACCAGCTTCGGCAATGCTTTTCGCCATGCGTCGGCCTTTGCCTTGTTACGAGGACGCTTCGGTGCAATCTTCTGGTCGCTGTCGCACCATGCGAACAGCTTGAAACCTTGTGCCAACGCTTCACCCATATCCTGATCGTTATGAATGCTGGCATATACATTCATATACTTTTCCAGACTCACAAGTCGAGAATCGTAAATATGAGTATAAAACCACATATCGGGCAGCTTAGTACCATCGGCAAGAATACTCTCACAAGCATCCGTCACGTTGGCAACATAATCCAAGTCTAGCTCTCCATTGAGAAACCAATCGCCACGTTCATGCCAACGGATGCTCTTACCCTGACTAATAGCATCAAGAATCATAGCACGAATGCGATGCTTTTCCGTGATAACATTCTGCATACCAGCAGGACGAACACCCGGATACATCTTCTCGGTTTGCTCTGCATAACATCCATTGTGCAGGAAAGCACAAGTATCGGGGCAAGTATCCCCAACCGGACGCGAAACAACCAAGCAACCCTTACCCAACTTGTCGTTACCGTTTGCAACTTTCATACTTTTCTCCCTTGTGTCCTATGATCATACCATATAGATCGGCATTGTCAAGAAAAATCTTGAGAAAAATATTATTTGATATAAGTTGTTGGTACATAAGGACTTACGGCGAACCCGGCCCTCCCCGCGTGTCCTAAACACTTGTCAGATATAGACTTATGCCAAGTCGCTATCAATCAAAACATCATCGCATGTCTTGATAAGCCTTTGAAACGTCCTATTCTTGTGGCAATTGGCACATACGATATCACATTTGTCTATTTCTTCTTTAACTACTTCTATTGAGTTAGTATAAGACTGAAATGTTGATATGTTGAATTTTTTGTTAGATAGATGATCAAATTCCATTATCCAGTACGGATATGATTCCCCGCAGTCAACACATTTCTTATTATGTTTCGACTCCTGTATCAACTTTCTAATTTTATTCCTACCATCTTTTCTTCTTTTGGACGTTTTATCTTTTTGACCCATTCCTACATGATAAGCTATAGTTCCTTTAGAACAACCAAGCTTATCTTGGATTTGTTTGTACGAATAGCCTAATGATCTTAGTTCTAATATTTTTTCTTTCATTCTTGTCTCCTACACCAATATATACACATAAAAGACAAAAATGTTCAACGGCTGAAGTAGGATTCGAACCCACGGACCCCAGTTAAAGGATCGGCGGTTTAGTAAACCGCTGCATTAGACCGCTCTGCCATTCAGCCAATGACCCCACGGAGAATCGAACTCCGATCTCCACCTTGAAAGGGTGGCGTACTAGCCGTTATACAATGGGGCCAAAACACACAGGGTAGGATTCGAACCTACGCAGAGCAAATTAACAGTTTGCGGCACTACCACTATGCTACCTGTGTTCATAGTTCCGAGACTACGATTCGAACGTAGAAAAGTTGATCCAAAGTCAACTGTGATACCGTTTCACCATCTCGGAGAGCCGACGAAAGGATTTGAACCTTCAACCTACTGATTACAAATCAGTTGCACTACCGTTGTGCTACATCGACACCATCGCAACTCAAACGTCAGCCTCCGATTCATCAATGTTGTACCACTCATCAGAGTCATCATACTCCATGAGTTCCTCTCTTGGATTATCTTCCAAGTCCTCGTAGTAATCTACTTCGCCCAATACATATTCGTTATAGATATGGTAGACGTTAGGCTCGTTCATAGATCATCTTCTCCAAATCTTCACGACGAAGTGGTCCAGAACCAGTACGACTAGGCATACCAGCGTCAATCCACAAACGTAAAACTTCTGGAGAACTATCATATGGAGTTATATCCGCAGTAATTTCTTTACCAAATTGATCAATGACAATATGCCATGCCTTAACATTGTCTTCCTCATAATCATGTTCGATTCTACAATTGTAGCCCTTATAAAAGAAGAATTCATCTCGCCATGACATAGCCTGCTCCTTAACTCATATTTGTGAATACGCCGCATCCTCATATTATACTCACTATTATCCTTAATGTCAATGGGTCATGAAGGAGTCGAACCTTCAACCTACAAATTAAAAGTTTGCTGCTCTGCCAATTGAGCTAATGACCCAGCTTGCGGGTTATGCCATACTCGGCTTTGCATTTAACCGCGACTTCTTTGATATCATTCTGTCAGCGGCCCGCAGTCTTCTCAGACCTCAGTATAGCTATAACTGTCTACGTTGTCAAGATATGCCCCTTGAACTTTCTCAAAAACATCCATCCACTCGTATTCCATATCCATAGGAATAATCAAGTCTTGCAGACTCTCACCATCCTCAGTCCTAATGTCATAAACATGAACATTCTTCATAAAAAGTTCTCCTTTTAGCTGACTACTCGCAAAAGCTTCTGACCCGTTTACTTAGGGTGATACTTTCCCATTCTGTTCATCCATCACATCTTTCACATCTTGCCTAATTTGCCCAAGTTGGTAAGCTATGTATTCTGCGTAAACTAGCCAATCTATCGTTTCACTCTCAGGTTGTATATATTCACTATCTTTCATAGTTTGCCCTCCAGACTACCATCCTACCATACATATCGACCAGTGTCAACCATTTTCTTTAGAAGAAAACTTGCTCTAAGTTGTTGGTACGTAAAGACTTATGACAAATTTTGCCCGCCCCCCGCGTCGTAAGTCCTTATGCCACAAGGGTTTGCGTCTAACGTCGCGGAAGTTTTTCAATTTGTTTGAATGTGTCTGCTACACCTTGAAAATCAAGAAATCCCACCACACCCTTAGTAATTGGAGTATCATATGTAATTTCATTGTTATATAAGATTGCAACTTCGAACAATCCGCGATCCCCACCATAACTCATATCATTACATACAACACTCGCGGAGTAGTTGTTATCGAATTGTACAGTTTTTTTATACATCATATAGTCCTATAAGTTTATTATACTTTTCAACAATACGCAAGCTATCTTTATGAAAATCTGCATTAGAAAGCACTTCTATCAATTTATTTCCATAATAATTATCAACATAACGCTTATTAAAAAATTCAATGTCTACTGCCGCGTACTTTTTAAATACTTCATCTAGTTCATATCTTTTTTCTTTGTCTATAAGATATTTAATTTGGGTCTTAGAACTATATCTCTTTCCTTTGTATTCATATGGATATTCTTTTAGATAATCGCGGGCTTTTAACATACTGCTAAAAGTCATATCGCCAACTATAAAAACCTTTCGACGCTTTACTTCAATAGTATTACTCATTAGTAATCCTCCCCATAGTAATCGTGGAATGCGTCGATATCATCCCCGTAATGCCCATAGTTTTCATCTGTTCCAAATCCCGCATCACGCATGGCTGAATCAAAATCCCCATCCATGCTATCATCGTAACCGTCATTGAAGTCGTTGTAATCATCGTAGTTCGCATCGGTGGTATCGTCGTGGTATTCCATGTTATCATCCTCAAAAGAGTTGTCGAAATCGTAAGACGGATCGGGGTGACTCATGTTATTAGTCCTTGATGGTAGCAGCGATGTAAAAAAGTCCAACGTAAGAAACAAGAAACGCGACAGCACTAAGCATCAGTATACTCCTCTGGAACAAACTCGTCAACAAGACCAACAACATCGGCCCAATCCCAAAAATTCATTTCCACGCTAGGATCGTCAATCGGCTCGACAACCGGCTCAACAATGTCCGCATCGGCAAGAGCGGAGAGAATCGCGTTGACATCATCAAAATCGTATCGCATGGTTTCTTTCTCCTTGTGCTTTCATTATACAGAGTATATCGGCATTGTCAAGCACTATCTGGAATTTCTTTCCTTACAATGCTGTAAGGTTCGCGTCTGCGTCGTAAAGTGTTGTCAGATAAGGACTTACGAAAAACGCGGCCCGCCGAACTAACCCTAAGTCCTTATGTGGTAAAGACTTAGAGCGAGTCCAGAATTTTCAGAAAATACAGGCCATGCCCGTACTGTACAAAAGTTTACCGAAAAACGAGAGATAGCAATCCTGCACACGTTCTGCATAGAAGTTGCGAATATCACCGTTTGACAGTTCGCACGTTACAAGAGTGTTAGTACGCTTGAATTCTTTATCGAAAATGCGATAGTCACTCGTTACATTCAGCCTATGAATATAATCTTTCATATCACGTTTAGCAATTACCTTGGCAAGATAACGCTCATATGTTCCGGTCAATGGTTGGAGGTATCGAAAATTGTAAACACTACCAATATTAGAATCAACAAGTGAACCATGCACACCCCCATATGTAGCATATAGAATAGCAGCAATAATAAGGCCGCAAGCAATCATCAAACAGCACAGCATAACAAACAGATCGTTCATACTTTCTCCTTAGTGGGTTTCTTCCAGTATACTACAATTATCGGCGTTTGTCAAGCAAAACTTTCGTCCCAGAATTCTTTCATTTCGTCAAGGTTGATTCCACTATCATTCCACGCCACACCGTCTAGAGTCTCAAGACATCCATCTTCCCTCATAGCTTCCACAAATTCGGCATAATCATCACAACCCTTTGCGAAATTGTACAGCCCCTCATCGTTACCAATCCACAAGCATACATTCCACGTTTGATAATTTGCATAGCCGTTATACTTGCTCATGTTTATACCTTTATGATTCCAAGAATTTCGCAGTTGTTAATATACCATACCAGCTTACGCAGACTACTAGTGATTACCAAAGTTTCCAATTGATCATCACACAACGCATATCCTTCAGACCTAATAAGAATATGCAAATCATTTTCACGAGCCATCTTTACAACTTCTTTGAATGTTAACGTATCCATTTTCAATCCTCAAAGGGTGACATTTCATCTTCAGCAAGACTAGCATACTGTGCGACAAGTGCTTCAACACGTTCAGCACTTCCCGGCTTTCCAACCTTGAACCGCATCTTATCTTCACCGCCAACGAATCGCGGATCGACACTATCGGCCTTAACCTTACCCATGTTTTTCAGGGCAGTACGATTGAACTTGATTACCTTTTCGACTTGAACCATCTCACCGTCGATATTCTTGACTTCTGTGGGGATGGCGATACCAAGAAAACACATACGGGCTTGACGCTTGGCATTTTCGATGATGGGGAACTTCGTTTTCATTCTATTCTCTCTTTCTTGTGTTTGTATTATACCAGCTTGTTTTTAGTTGTCAACCCCTATTTTGCAGGAACCAGATCGATTCTTACGATATTCTTAGGATCGAAACCCTGAGAACGCATATACTCATGCACACCGTAGTCTGAACTTTGACGGTAAACACGGTAAACCTTGCCATTATTCATGTAGACCATATGGTCATGCGTGAAAATCGGGGGAAGGGACTTGGTGAAGTTCTGAACTGAAACTGACTTTCTCATATCTAACTCTCTCTTTCTTATACCTATATATAATGCACCTTCCGTGCCAAACCGAGAAATATTTTTTGGCTTGTTTTCTAGATCAGAAATGACGATGCCAGATTGGCAGTGTTGCATTTTGCTGCAATGTGTAGCATTTTGCATTGCATTTTGCAAATCGTCGTAAGTCTATGGTAGATAAGGAGTTACGAAAAATGCGGCCCGCCGGATTTGTCCTAAGTCCTTATTGGATAAGGGTTTACGATCAGCCAGCTTGAAGTTTGCTTTCCCTATATCTGTACAAAAGTTCAGAGGCAAGTTCTTTGATATACAACCTGTACATCAGTCTACTCTGATCATTCGTACACTTCTCAAGAGCTTCTTGAGAACGAAGCAATTCGTGTTGCAGCGTGAGTGTATCTATGTCTCTCATGTTTTTATTTACCTAGTAACGACATACGTCAACACGCATCCAAATAAGAAAGATAATCCCCATATAGTATACATGCGTTCACGTATCATCGTCAGCATTCTCCATGGTATAGATCATGTGCATGGTAGTATAGCACAATGCTACACCTACAACATATCCAACAGCCACACTAACAAAGTCTAGATTATACATCCGTGCATTCCTTATATTTAGTTATCGTAGGGCCAGCCATATCCTACATACCATTCCTTACCATTGTCATCTTTCATTACAGTGAATCCCTTGCGAATGAATTGGTCGTGCATTCTCTTATCCTTATACCTTTGCACATATACATTAAGGTATTGTCCAACGTAGTAACCTATGATAGAGAAACACATAAACATGATAAACAGATCAGCGAGGTAATCGACATTCATATTATATTCCTTAGTTAGCGTGAACGAAAACGTTTTCAGTAACCGCACCAGAAGCGGCATACTTAATATTGTACGTTACATTAACAATCCAATTCTTTCCACTACCATCTTCACGCATGATGCTGTTGATAGTGCCGATATAGCCCTTACCATTAGCACCAGTAAAACCAGCATACTTACCATATTGCATAGCATTGAAGAGATAGTTGAGATTGTTCATATTCTTTTTCATTTTCTTTTCCCT